CCTGTTATATCTTCAAAGTCTGTATAAGGTGAGTCTAGTTTAAATATTTTTCTAGTGCTTGATACCGTAGCAGTAGCAATTAACTTATTGCCAGAAGAATTATTAAACTGAAACAACTGTTCTATATCTGGGTTACCCTGTAACCCTACAAACTTAGCAACTACAGAACTACCGCCTCCTGCTGTGCTTCCTGAACTTACAGTGTCTAACGCTATTATTTTGTAACTGTTAGCATCAACAATAGTAGTAAGCGTGTGCGAAGTATTTATTTTAGCTGCAGCTACTCCGTCTACATCTGAAGAACCGCTTAAAGTTACTGTATCGCCTACTGCTCTACCATGAGCGGTATGTGCAATAGTTAACTCAGTAGAGGCTTGTACTCCTAACTCTACGTTAGCTGCAGGTGCAGCAGATATAGTAGCTGACGTAACCGTCTTAAATAATTGA